GTGCGGTAGGATTTGAACCTACGACCCCTCGGTTCCAAACCGAGAACTCTGACCAGACTGAGCTACGCACAGTGATCTTAGGTCGCGGGAGGGATGGGGTTTTCATGGTGGGCGAAGTATACACGTAAAAAAGGGCTCCCGAAGGAGCCCTTTTAATAAGCCCGAGGGCTTAGGTCGAACCGGGAGAACCAAAAACGCCCAATGGATCGCTCCAGCCGAAGCTGTAACGCTCGCGAGCCTTGTAACGGACGTTGCCCGTGTCAAAGTCGCCGTCCATTTTGGTGTCCAAAGCCACACGCTCGAAGTGCTTCAAGCCATCTGGCACGTCCGTCGTCAAGAACCATGCATTGACGTCGGTCAAATAGTGGTTGACGGTGTAGCCTTCAGGGATCGAACCGTTGTTCTTCAACGCGTTGATATCGTTGTCGGTGGTACCAACACGCAGGCTGGTTTCCAACAGACGAGTAGCAACGAACATCAGAGCGGTCGGGATGATGAGCTTCTTGGGCTTAGCAGCGATCAACAGACCCTTTTCGTCCACCCACTGGGCGATCTGGATAACGGCGGCTTCCAAGGAAGTCTCGTTCAAATCAACACCGGTAGTGGGACGGTTGGAGTTGGTACCGCCATTGACCAAGGGGTGAGCCGTGGAGAACAAAGGCACGCCGTCGCCGCCGTAGTACGCAGCAGAGTTAGTGAAGCCGTTGTTCAAAACAGCAGCAGCCTTAACTTGCTTGGTGTACGCCATAGCGCGGGCCAGACCTTTGGTGTAACGAGCCGACAAGGAGTCGTACAAGTTATCTTCCATTGCCTCTTCCGTGATCGCGAAGCCCAAAGCGATGGTTTCGTGGTTGTACCGTGCAGTGAAGGCTTCCTGCGCATTGTCATAAGCAATGGCTTGGCCCTCGTTCTTCACCGGTGCAGCGCCGAAGCCCGCCAGTTTGGTTTCTTCTTCAAAGCTACGCTCCGAGGTCTCGGTCACGTAGATTTCCTTGTGCTCTTCGCCGTAGCGGGCATATTCCAGACCAAAAAGTCCGTTCAAGCCGGGGAGCAGTTCTTTCAACAGTTGTGCGCGTGAAACAGCCATGATTTAACTCCTATTACAGACCAACAGCGTTGCTGTAAGAGTGGTATCCGGGGTTGAACTTCACCAGAATGTCAGTGTAGGCGTCGCCAACTTGCGAGAAGCCAACCATGTCCACGAAACCAACGACGCGGAAAGCGGCGGTAGTTGTGACAGCGGTGGGGTTCACAGCAGTGTTGGAGTTGCCGGAGGTAGTGCTACCGGTAGAGGTAGATTGCACGGCGTTCAGGTACACGTTGGAACCCAGATCAGCGATGGTCATAGAACCAGCAGCTTGCACTTGGAACACAGCGCGGTCGTCATCAACGACGTAAGCAACTGCATCAGATGCGACAGTACCGGTAGGCCAGTATTGTGCAAACACCTTTTGCTTGGTGCTCGGGTTGGTGTAAGAGCAGCCGACAAATACGCCGACGCAACCAGTGTTAGCCGTACCGACGGGGAAACCGTTGGTAGTAGCGTCTGCACCGGTAGCGGTAGCGATTGCCAGATAGCCCGTAGACTGGACATAGACCAACGATCCGTTATAGATGTTGGTGCCATAGCCAGAGGCGATGGGGAAGCTGCGTGTGCTACCTGCATAAGGTAGACCACCCAGCTCATTTACGGGTTTAAACCCGTAGGGAGAAGAGGTCGATGCCATATAAAAAACTCCAATTATTTAGAACCGGAACCAAAATTTCCGCGAGTAACTGTTGATCGCTTTTCAGAGAACAAAGTTGCCATACGCGGGTCTTGTTGGCGCATATAGTTATTGTCCACAGACTCCATATTGGCCTGTGCTGCTTGATTGTAGTAATCAGCGATGGCTTGGGCGCGTTCTGTAGGCATCTTGCAAAGCATGAGGCCACCAACTTCGACGTTGCCTGTCTTCTCATTACCAACCAACATAAGCTCTTCGTGGTCTGCTGCCTTTACGGGCACCCAACCATCGCGCTGTTTCGCAGACATGTTAGTCGGAATACTTTGCCCCAAAACATGAGTGGCAATCCACCGGTAGGTGTAGCCGGGTTCGGGCGTTGGGTCGGGCAGTGTGCTCGAAGGGGTATACACAATGCGAGCGCTTTTGTCGCGGGAAGAAAGGTCACGAGATGTACGAGAATCAGCCATGTTAAGCCTCCAGTTTTGCTGCCTGTGCAGCGTATTGTTGCGGTGTCATTCCAAATTTCTTAGCCAACGCTAGCGCTGACTTCGTAAGCTGGACTTTACGAACTCCTGACGAACGTGTCGCGGGGGCGACAACAGACGCAGGACGCTTGCTGGTCTCAACCTTGCTGTTTCCGAAAACTTCCGGGAACTTACTTCTTACGCGAGCATCAATTTGCTCGAAATATTCATCACTACGCGGATCAAGACCCGAATTCACTAGTTTTTGGTGCAGCCCTAATGAGTAGCTGGTTACGTCTTCAAACCCATCAGCCCCGAACCACTGGTTTTTTGCCTGCCAGCGCAGCGATTTTTCGTCGGGTTGCACCTTTTGGGGTGCTGGTTGTTGCGTTTGTACAGCATTTTCTTGCTGTTGTAAAGGGGTATGGCGATAATTTTTGATCGCCTCCAACTTAAACTTGGCGTCAGTCAAGGCTTCTTGGGCGGCAATGATGCCGTCCGTATCGAACGCTTCCTGTGCTTCCTTGTAGGCGCGACGTGCTTGCGCCACCTCGGCTTCGGCTGCACTTAGACTGGACGCAACTACCTGCTGTGTGCCCTTATCGACATATCCACGCAGGGTCTTGTTCTCTTCCAAGATACGCTGGGCAAAGGACTCCAGCTCCTGCTTTTCACGCATGGTGGCTTCTTTAACTCGGCGCTCGTCATGACGAGCGTGGGTCAATTCCTTGATGCGGTTGCGGACTTTTTCCGAGTATGACTCAATTTCTTCGTCGGTCGGATCGGCGACTTCTCGGTCAAGGGGCTTGCGACCACGGTCTTGTTCGGGGGTGTCGTCGATGACTTCGATTTCTACATCACCATCGGTGACTTCGATTTCGATGTCCTCGTCTTCTTTTTCATGGGGAAATTTAAATGCTTCAGGCATGATTGCTCCTATACGTGAGTGATGCCACGGGGGTCTTGAACTACGGCTTCGATCTGGTCATCATTGATGAGACGCATTTCTTTGCCGAACATACGAAAGCGCGTACCGGTATACGTACGCACCATTACGAAGTCGCCTTCTTTGCACCAAGGTCCGTTGGGGAACTTGTTGGTGTCTTTGTAGGCATCGGGGCCAACACGCAGAACGAACAAAACCGAAGTGGTTTGCTCTTCACGGTGCGCCGTTTCCCACGGCTTCTCAAGGTCTAGCTCCGTACCATCAATCTTTTTGGAGACTTCAGGGACGATGCATAGCATCTTGTAGCCGGTAGGCACAGGAAGTACTTTCGCTTTTTCTGCGTCGTCGGCTTTTTCATCCGGTTTTTCAATCGGTTGATATGCTTTTGGCAGAACAATGTTCGGCGGTAGTATGATTTCACTCATTGGAGTCTTCAACTTTCTTTAGCAGGGCCAATAGGTGAGACTCTGCGTAGGCTAGGCCCTGAATAACCCCGCAAAGTTTTTGGTACTCGTCAAAGGAACGACAGGCCCCACCCGCCAAGTCGTCCGCGTAATTGTTCATATCCGTACGTATTTTCTGGCGCAGTACGTCTGCGAATTCGGATATCACTCAGTTTCTCCTTTTGGTGCGGCCTGTTGGGCCAGTTGCAGCGCTGAGAGCGCCTGTTCGTGCTTGTCTTTGGCAATCTGTGCACCGATTTGCACACCGGCGTGTTCCTGCTCAAAGGCCTGTTTTTGCCTGCTTTCGTTGATCTGTGCACCAATTTTGGTGCCGTCAAGCTGCAGCTTTGCCTGCAACTCCGCCAGTTTCAACTTGTTCGTGTCCGACTTCGCAGCCGCTTCCATAGCCAACTGCTTCTCTTTGTACTGCTGGTCGGCCATCGCGATCTGTTGCTCCAACTGCAGTTTGCCCTGTTCGATCTGCAACGCGCCTTGCTTGAGCTGTAGCTCTTGCTGCTGCATCTGCACCAACGGGTCTTGCGCCTGCTGCTGTGCTTGCTGTTGCGCCGCCTGCTGCTGGTTCTGCTGCAGTGCTTGTTGTGCGGCTTGCGCCAGCATGCCAGACAGTGCTTGCTCAATCTGGGGCGGCAGCTTCTCGTCTTCGGGCGGCATCGGCATGCCCAACTGCGCTTCTACTTGCTGGCGGTACAGGAACCCAGTGTGCTCGGCAACGTGCGCCATTGCCGCCGCTTGGATTTTGGGGAAGTTCGGATTCTGGCCGATGGCCTGCATGACCACTGGGTCTTGGAACATTGACATGACCACTTGAATATGCGCCTTGTGGTCTTGGTACTGGAACGCTTTGACCGGATCGCCCTTGAGGATGGCCATGTTCTCGGTCACCGGGTCTTTCGGCTTCATGTCGTCCGGCAGGGGTACCAACTTGTCCGCGTTCTTGATACCCAAAATCTCCAGCATATTGCGGTGCAACTGGGGCATGTTGTAGATGTCAGGCGCGGACTGCGCCATCTGCATGACCGCTTGGTACTGAACAACACGCTGGCTCATGGTGGCCGCGTTGGGGTCGCTGACGGGGATTACGTCTACGTGGTCGTAGTCTTCTTTCTTTGCG